GGCGTCAATAAACACATAAGTATACGAATATAAATATTGCCCCACTTCAAGGGTACCACCTGCTTGAGGGGTGCCTACCGGAATGGCTGTAGGTGCAGCGATTCCTAATGGTCTAATATATTGATCCGTATTAGCTTCATACACAAAAGGTGTTTCCGCTTCCCCAGAGCCGTCAAAGTAAAATAAGGCGTTACCAATTTGTGCAAAGGATGGTCTGTTTGTTTGGTTAAGGTCTAGCACCTCTGGTGTAAAGCTACCACCACCTAAGCTACGGTACCGTTTAAATGGTGAAAATTCAGGATCTTGGTCAGGATTATAACCGCTTACCGATGGGAATTCATCTATAAAACCAAATACCCCATTTTGATCATTTCGCCCAAATAATAAAATTTGTGTCGGTTGTAAAAGATTTGAGTTCGTGTTGCGGTATTGCAGCCCTGCTCGGATTACATATGTCGTATACCCTGTAGGCCATACAAGTGTTTGCTGCGTATAACCATCACGCTTAATGTATCCGCCGGTAGTACCGAGGTTTACATTAACTGCTTCACGTACGAATCCTTGTTGCATTAGGTTGATAGGCGCAGCCGTATCAAGCCCTTTTGCATCTAAGTATTCTAAATCTTCTACGTAGTTTCGTGTTGCCATTAAATAATTGACCAGTTAGAACCGTCTGAAACAATCGAGACCGATTCATAGTTTATTGCAATAACATAGTTTGCCTGCCCGTCAATAAGAGACGGGCTGACAGGAACAATAGTAATATTATTAGTAGCTGCTTGCCCGGTTTCATCTTTGATAATAAAAGACTTACCCGAACCTGCAGCAGCAGCGGTTGGTAAATTTAATGTTACCGGGGCTGCGCTGTTAACACCTAAGTAATAATCAGTAGGTGTCACGGTTACTGTGCCACTCAGATTATGTCTGGCACTTAAAACTGCATCATTAGTACCCGCAATAACTGGGTGAACGCTTGAGGACATTTCATAAATTTCATTAAGGCTCTTAATACGTGGGTTCTCGGTATCGCCAAGATTTCTCATGTCATCTTGGATATCCTGCCGAATAAGAGCCAAGGCTTCTGCCTTTTTAACTGACGCTCGATCGTCATTCTCGCGATCCAGAGCAAGAGCTTTGACGTATTCGATAAAAGCTTCCTGATATCGCATTGGTATGATTGGTGAACCTGTAAGGTCTAGTGAGGGGGTTACTTTCCCGTCAATCTTTAGTACGCCAGTTTTTAACTTAGAAGGCCAAAAGTGAATCTTATTGTCACCAGCTACTGCCCAGTAAATAGGGGGCATGTCTGCAGAGCCATAGTTCATACCTGCATCTAGTTTTCGAAGCTGTGCCAAATCCAGTTTAATTAAGTACACATTGTCGTCTTGTGACCGAATAGTTTCAACGTCAGCTGCAGCCATAAAATAACCAATAGTTGCCGTGGTTAAATCGTATTCATTTTGAGAGCTGTTTACTGCTAAGCTTAGGCCGCTTTTGTATGTAAAGCTCCAGTCGTGCATTTTAAAGTACCGATGCTCAGCCATCAGAATTAAGTCATCTACATAGTCAGCAAATTCCGTGCTGTTATTTCCAACGTAGGTAATTACGTGGTTTTTAATATCGGCATAAGAAAATCCATTAAATATTGCCATCTTCTAGCCTCTTTGCAAATTCAATTTTTTTAAAGATGTCCATTTTGTCGTAGTCCGATTCCCCAAGACCCGAGCACCCAAAAACTTTTTTTACTTTATCTAGAGATGCAATCTTTTGATTTACTAGCATTAAACCAATTGATCTCCAACCCACAACAGCCAACTTTGTGTACTCCATATTGAATATATCATATTCTGGGATAAAGTCAAGACAAATCGACGTAATATAAGTATCCATTACGCCGCTTTCTAAAGCGTCTAAATATTTTGCGTGTGACGCGTGTACAGCATTTCTGTCAAACTTTGATACATTTACTTGACTTCGCCTAGCTTTTTTTAAGTAAAGCGGAGCAAATTTTAAACCATTCTCACGAGTTACAGGATTTGCATGGTCTATTACTAAGCGGGTATCTATTCTTCTTAGTTTTGCTTTGAAATCTGTTAGTAGCATAAGTGATTGTTTTTTAGACAGTAAAGTAAATGCCATAGAGGTTTGGGGGTAGGCCTAAACCCACCCCCTCCCATCATTATCCGATCGCTGATTTAGCGCGAACTTGGACAATTCGCTTGCTATTAGCATCTAAGTACTTCGCAGCAAAGCCGTGAATCTTATAGCCAACAGTTGCAAATTGATCCAGAGGATCAGCAGCACCAGCAGAACCGTGACGCTTTACGAACATTTTCATAGAGTCGCCATTGAGTTCTACAACACCAAACGCTTCTTCACCAATAACATAGTTTCGGTGATAAACGCTTGCTGCAATTGGATTCATTTTGTCTGATACGAGGAATCTCATTCCATACATACGACCAATTTCACCATTTAAGGTTTGTTTTGGGTCGGTGTACTTCTTGAGGTCCAAGAAGCTTCCTGCTTGAGAATCGATCAAAAGATCGTATTCACAAAGAGGATGGAGTACCACAACATAATCACCAGATTCGTGTGGTCCAATGAAAGCTGCTTTTTGCAGAATCATTGCTTCCACGAGATCTTTGTGAGTGATGATAGCAGACTCCAGAGAATTTGCATTCACTGCAGCAGCGTCTGTAGCAGCATCAAGCTCGTTAGCAATCAATTTCTCGATTGTCTTAGAAGCTGCAACGCCGAAACGCTCAGACAGGTTTTCCAACACAGGGTCAATTGCTACATCCGACAATAGATCAGATACTCGTGAGTACTGACCGTATTGTTTAATAGAAGCACTGACTTTGGTTGTTTGGTAGCCAATAGCTTGTGGTGGAACACCTTCGGTATTTCCACCAGCATCCAATGCTACTGTACTTTCATCAATTGTACTATATCTCAGCCACTCAACCGTCTTTCCATTTCCTTTTGGGAGTCTTTGTTTTTTACCAAGAGGCATAAGAACAAGACGAGGTTCGAGCGTGCTGAGGAGTTTTTTCTCGTAATAAATTTTCAACTGATCTGCACTACCGGCAGACGCAGTATTTGAATTTACTCCGGATAATAAGGCTTGATCTAAATTCGCTGCCATATATTATTCCTTTCTAATCATCAGAGCGTCCTAGCACCTGCTTCATTTGTTCTAGCGTTAGCTTTTCAAATGGAACAGAACTATCACCTTTTGAGTATGACGACTCCGATTGAGCACGTTGTTTTTCTGATCGTACCGAAAGACCATCTTTCTGTACGCGCTGAGCAGCCTGTTTAGCGTAGTAATCTACGTCCATACCCTTTGACATAACATCTAGAGCTTTTAAAAACTTTGCAGAGTTTAAATACTCAGGACGAATAACGTCTTGGAGTTCGGCAGCAAGCTGCTGCATGATCGGCTCACGTCGAGCGTAATCTGGATTGTCCTTTTTCTGCTTCCAATAATATTCAGTTGCTTCAGCTTGGATTTGCTGTAACGACTGTTGCTTCAGTTTGCTAGAGACCGATTGATTTAATCCCTTGAGGGCAGCTTTAATAGCTTCTTTCGGATCTTCTTCAAACTTCTGCTCGAAGCTTGCTAAAGGGTCCACTTCTTCTTCTAGTTGAACCGTTCGTGGAGGCCGTTGAGTAGGCATTTGCATTTGAGCGATTCGCTCCCGCTCTAATGATTTGTACTGCTCTTCTAGGGACTCCCTCTCTTTTCGAGTCGAACCCAGTTCTGAAGCGAGCCTTCCACGCTCTTTTTCAAGAGCCCGGTAAGCTTGGATAATCTCCATAGGAGACTTTCCAACGAACTTCTCAGGAATTGAGTTAGCCTCTTCCACTGCATCAGGTTGACCTTGAGTAGAGATCTCAGGGGCCTGTGGCTGTTCTTCAGCCTGACTTTCTTGCGAGGTCGCTTGTGGCTGCGCGATTTTCTCGTCTGACATGGTATCCTCCTCAGTTTAGCCCTTATTCAGGGGACTGGTTTTTTTGTTGGTCTTCCAAAGCTCTCCCCTCTGCGATTTTATAATCGACAAAGTTGAGTACGTTTTGGTAAGCTTTGACGGCTTCTTGGAGGCGACGAAACCGTTCTAAATCCTGTTCATATGTAAGTTTTTCTTTTAAGTCGGAGCAAGTTGTTTTTAATAAATTCTCTAGTAGCTGCCACCCATTGCTATTTTTAAGAGCAATTAGTGAATAGCCCTCATCAATAATACGTCGAACTTCCTCATCAATGACTTCGTCTTTACCAGACATTTCATTGGTTTCAGGGTCCCAGAGTTTTATTTTTTCGTTTTCGTATAACATATTATCGTAATCCTAAACCTGCAAGAACATCAAGTGTTGGCTCTACTGCAAGATCTGGTTGAGCTGCATTAGGCTGTGGCGCTGCTTGACCTTGCTGTGCATTAACTGCCTGCTGAGCTGCCAACTGCTGCATTTGCATTTGTTGACGCTCCTCTGGCGAATTAACAAAGCGTTTTACCTGACGGCCTAGTAAAGGTCTCAAGAGAGCTTCTAAAACTACCTCACTCTTAATCGTGCCGGGCTGGCTGTTTTCTACAGCCTGCAGAATTTGAGACACGGTTTGGATCTTTTGAAACTGCCCCTCGGGTCCCCCGTTTTCCAAAGTCGTCTCAACTTGGAAATCGAAGGACCTGAAAAATGCATCCGGTGGTAGCTGTACAAATGGGTTAGGCGTATTGGGGTCTAGCACGCGTACCCACTTTTCTTCGGTGACAAACTGCCGGTTTGTTAAAAGCATAAGCTTAGCGATTTGCTTAAAGTACATTTCTGACAACATTCTAGCTTTTAAGCTAATCCTAGAGCTAGCAAAACTTTGAATAAAGTTAACGCCAGTAGCGGACCTACCAAACTGTTTCCCTAGGTTACTTGCCACTGGTGCAGCGTTTACCATAGCGGTAGCGTTCTGGATATCGTTCTGAATAAACGCCATCTCCTCGCGAGATCCTATAGATGGGTCGAGGGGTGGTAGGGGTTTAATCCCGTTGATATCGTTAGTCCAGATAATCCCGTTAGGCCTTGCGAACAGGCTCTTGGTGTTGATGCCGGATGCTCGATCTGCGATCCACATTGGGTTAACTGATAAATTGATATTGTCGAGCCTAGCGTTACGAAGCGTGTTAGCTTCTTTAATAAGTGAGCGCACGGCCATAAGCTCAGGAATTCCGTAGAACTCTGAATCTCTGATATAGTTGGGGCAGGCTACAAATGGCTTAAACTTATAGTCGTAGAAGTTCTCTTCACAGCGTAGCACCACGTCACCGTTAGCTACTACTATAATGTATTCTTCAAAGTTGCCATCGTTCTTTGGGTCAAACATTCCCCAGTATTCCCAAATCTCAACATGCCCTTCTTCTTTCATGTTGTATTCGTTGTCGTTCAGACGATCAAACTCATCTTTATACGTGTCGGTATAGTAAGGTCTAGCCCATGCGTCACCACCTTTGATAGCAACGCTGGTTTCAACTTCGTCTACGTTTTTATAGTTTGGGTTGGCCCGCAATGCTGCCATAGTTTTGTACGTACGGTGTACGCACGCGCGCATGCCTGCGATGTCTCCCGGCTTTTTAACAGTCCAGTCTGGAAAGAAGTCATAGATTGGGATAATCTCTAGGTCTGGTCCGTCAAATAGCACTTCAGTTGTAGGAACTTTCATGCTAATTGGAACACCTGTGGCAGGGTCAATTTCATTTACACGTCGAAGCGTGTCAATTTCTTTGTATCGGTATGGAACTTTAGCAAAGGCGGTACCATCGAGTAGCATAGCCTTGATAAATGTAGCAGTTTTAGACTGGAATCCCATTTCATCAAACTGGTGGAGGTGGAAATCGGTGATAGGATCTTCGAAGATTGCATCTTCTGCGCCTTGGCCTTTGAATTGTACTACAGACCCCCCTCTAAAAAAGATATCTAGGATCTGCGGAGCTTGGGTTTCAATGATCGTAAAGCCAAAAGGTAACTTTAGGTTAGCACGTTGCACGATACTGCGACCTTGTACTGACCAGTTCTCGTAGATTTCACGGGACTTTACAGCCAAGTCCAGATGCGGATCGCGATATTCATCGCTCTTTTTCATAAAAGCACGTACGATGCGGATAGCATGTAGCTCTTTAGTACGCTCTGGAACTGCGTTTTCGTCTCTTTCAAAAGGGTTCATGTGTTATCCTATAATAAAGCCGGTTTCTGGGTCAATCTCATACTCTGGTAACTCATAGTTACTACTCTCTTCTGCATCCCAATTCCTAGCACTGCTCATCTCCTCTGCTAAAGCCGCTGCCATTACAAGGTCATCGTGTGCATCAGCGGTTGCCTGACGTTTAACAGTGCCTCCGCTTTTGCCGGAAATCTGTACAAAGGTTGACATCTCTGATACAAGCTCTTTATCCAAGATTACCAGCTTACCTTCTTTAGCAGCTGACTTGAACTTCTCGGTAATCATTATCTTGGTCTGATTCGTTGTAACAAAGCCGACTTTCTTAGTCGGTTTATTTGTCATCTCGTCTATCGTCGATCTTTTGTAGAGATTGCGATAGCCCATCTCTTTTAAAACGTGTAGAACTACATGCCCATGATTATTGGCTTCAACGCAAGCCCAAGCATTGTTATAAAATTTCCCAAGCTTGTACAGTTCTCTAGCAAAATCAGCAGGAGCAAGGTCACCCCAAATGCGAGCAACCAACTTGTTAGTCTTGTTGTCTTTAACATAAGCGGCTCCATTGTCT